GGTCACCGTTTCGCCGGGGTGCAGGATCGCGGGGAAGCCGCCTTTGCCATCCAGGCCGCCGGCGCGCGGTGCGTTGCCGGTATAGCCGCCGCCTTCAAAGATTCCACCAGGGAACAGCTTGGTGGTACTCAGCGGGTTGAACCCTGCACCGAAAGCGCCGCCACCGAACCCAGCGCCAGCCACGCCAAACACAGATCCGAGAATGCCTAAGGGGTTGAACCCACCAGCGCCTCCAGCCGCCCCAGTCATCGCTGCGCTTTGAAGAGTGACAGTCAACTGCATCAATGCAGCTGTGTTGGCCTGAGTTGCTACCTGCTGAGGGCTAAACATATTAGTAAGGCTCTTCGTCAGCATGTCCTCCAACGGCCGCATTGCAATGTCAAGCAAGCGGTCCCCGATGTTGGATAGCATCCCCGCCAGCGCCTGCTTCATGTCGCCGCCAGTAATTGCCGCCTTAAGCACGTCCTTGAGTCCACCGGTGATGCTGCTGCTAATGCTTTGCGCATCAGACTTGGCCTGATCTGCTTGCGCTCGTGCATCACGGATACCCTGCGTCTGCTGAGCCTCAGCATTCAACATGCTGCTCAACTCAGGCATCTTGGTCAGCTGTGAATTGATCAGGTCAAGTAGCTTCTGCCGCTCAGCACGCGTCTCAGCAGTAATATCCTTCTCCTTCAAAGCATCTTCAACCAGCCCCTTTTGAGTTTCCAGGCGACCCTTTGTTGCAGCTACCAGCTGCTCGTTAGCCGCTAGCTGTTCTGCTAACTCAGGCTTCACCCCGTCACGCATCATTTCCAGTGCGCGCTGATCTAGCTCATTACGCTTCTGCGACGACACCAGCTGACTTTGTAGCTCGCTGGTGATCTCCTTGTAACCATCAAACAGCCTGGCTGTGCCCTCAAGCTGAGCCTGCAAAAGCCGCTCTTGCACGCCTTTCGCCTCAGCATCACGCAGCCCCTTATCAGCTGCCTCAAGCGCTGGGCTAGTAAACGGCACCGAACCGCTAGGAGCACTCAGCCCAGGAGTCGTTGAAACGATATTGTTCGCTGCCGTCGGGGCAGTGGGATCAGGAATCCACTGCTTGCCATCCCAAATGACCGGCTTCCCTTTCAACGTTGCCTTCTGACCAAATGGGCGGGCGCTAGTCGCAAGCGCAGCACTTCCTTTGCCGCCACCCATCAACGCTTCAGTAGCAGGACGAAGCTGCTTATCGGAAACGTTCTGCAGACCGATCCACTCGCTACGCAACCCGCGCATCGTTGCATCAACATTGCCAGGCACAATGCGGTTACGCATCAATGCACCGCCAAGCAGCTCCTGAATCTCAGGGGTGAACTTGTCTGTTGACTTCACACCCGTCTGCCCGTACCGGCCAGCCAGCAGGCTCTGCAGCGTGGAGCCAATGATCTGATACTTGCCGACCGCGTGAAGCTGCTGATTCTTCGGCACACCTGGTGCCAGCTGCCGACGCTGGATCTCGCCCAACGTCATGTTGGTCAGGTTGGGGTCAATGCCGCTGCCGTGAGCGGTATGCCCGTTGTTAGAGCCTCCCCTGTTGAAGGCGCCGTAGTTGCCGCCGTAACTCTCACTGCCGCCGATCAACTTGCTCAGCTGCGCACTGGCTCCTGTGGCAACACTCCCCTTAGCTCCACCACCACCACCACCAGCGCTACCAGAGAAGTCGACGGATTCAAAGATTGCCTTCGCTGCCTTCGCACCCTCGATCATCAGGTCTTTCAATGACCGACCTGCAGTGGTCAAAATGTCGCTGGTTTGCCTGGTAAATGCAAGCTGCATCTGACCAAGCTGTCGCTCGGTCTCACGCTTGAAATCAGTCAGGCGACGCTCAATCTCGATGCGACGTTGCGTTGCGTTGAACTCAATCTCTGCACGACGTTGTGCGCGATCGGTGCGATACTCTTCTGCCTTGCGTGCTGCTTCTAGTTCACGGGTATCTTTACCCTGGAACTGTGCATCAGCAATCTGTAGATCAAGGCCAGAAAGACGCTTGGAGGATAAATTCTTCTCGCGCAGTTGCGCCGCGTCAAACTCAGCACGGCGACGTTCATCACTGATCTGCCGCTCCAGGTCTGCAATGCGGTCGATCTGACTTGCGCGGAAGTCTGCAATCTGCCTCTCGTAACCGATGCGGGCGTCAAAGAGTGAATACGCTTCCGTCTTCCGTAGCTGGGCTACCTTCTCCTCCAACTGGATCTGCAACCTGGAATACTCGCCTTCTGCGTTCTTTCTGGCATCAGCCTGTGCACTTAGATCAAACGCCCGCCGTGCTGCTGCCTCATCAGCAGGATTGTCGGGGATGGGTTTATTGGCTGCCCTGCCGCCCTTCTGCAGAGTTGCTACCCCATAGATCGCAGCGCCATACCCAGGAATTACCGCCGCAAGTGCTGGGTTGTCTTTGATGTAGTCAACAATCCGCTGCAGCTACGGCAGTAGCTGTCCCGATGATTCGTTTCCAAGCGGGCCTTTCGCTACAGATTCCGCCTCAGCACCTACACCTGAAAGCGCACTACTCAGGCGGTTGAAGCCGCCAATTACAGAATCGACAATGGCGTTGATACCGTCTAATGCGTCTTTCACCGCATTGATACCGGCCATTGCAGCGGGGGTAATGGCGCCGCCAATGATTATGCTAAGCGTCTCCCAACTGCCCTGCAGCTGCGCTAAGGACTGACTTAGATCTGTACTGCCATTCTTTGCCCCGTCAAACGCCGCTTTCCCCTTCTCCGTCATCTGAAGAAGCGTCTTAACCACCAGCGGATAGGTGATACGGCCCTCCTCCGCCATCTTCATGATCTCTGCTTCGCTCTTCCCTACTGCCTTGGCAAGCTCCTCAAAGATGGGAATGCCAGCCATGGCAAACTGCTTGAGGTCCACCGTGTAAGCACGACCGACGCTCTTGATTTGGCCAAGGTTGACAGCAAACCGCTGCAATATTTCATCGTTACCTTTAGCCAGATCGCCCAGCAGTTTGGTTGCAGTCCCTGCGTGCTCAGCCTCTACACCGTAAGCGCTTAGGGTTGTGGCAGCCTGCAATAACCCAGGCAGTCCGAGGCTGGTTTCATCCGCTGTCTTCTTCAGACCCTTGATGATGCCATCAGTAACCGCAGCATCTTTGGTGAACAGCGTGAGCTGCTTGCGATTGGTCTCGATGACGTTATTGAAACGAATCATCGGGACAGCTACTGCCGTAGCTGCAGCGCCTACCGCAACAATCGCACCCGCAGCTAAACCAAGACCTGCTGCCATGCCGCGAGCAGCGACAGCACTGCTACCCGCTGTTGATGCCAGCTGCGATTCAAGCCCTGCGATCTCGCGCTTTAACGCCTCACCACCGATGCCACCCTTGGCACCGAGTTCAATACGCTTCTGCGAGATCTGACGTTGAAGTAATACCTGCAGCGCAGCAACCTCTGCTGCTGCTGCTTTGCTCTGAACGCGAAGGTCTTTGACCTTATTGGTGAAGGCGAGGACGCCGCTTGCTGCTGCGCTAGCGCCACCTGGCAGCGCGTTCAATGCGCCGGTCAGAGCTTCCAGCTTGGTGTTGTTGACCGTGCCTTGTAACTGCTTAGCGGCGCGTTCGACGTTGTTGAGCTTGGCAACGCTGGCGTCTAGCTCGCGTGTCTGGGCACCGAACTTGAGGTCGACCGCAAACGTGGATGCCAATTTTCCTGCGCAGCCGTAGCCCCAGTCTAAAGTGGGTGCGGTAGCGGGCTGCAACCCCTACCGCGTGACCAACTCACTGACATGAGCTGATGAGCAACTCTAAGGCCCTGCCCGAAAAGCAAGAGCTAATCAAACTGCTGCGTTACGACCCAGAGACGGGCAAGTTCTACCGGTTAGCCACTGGAGAAGAAACCGGCTCCTTGCGTCAGTCAGGCTACATTACTCTCTACTTAGAAGGCCAGACATACAGAGCCCACAGGGTGGCATACAAAATACAGACAGGGCTAGACCCAGTACTTGTCGACCATATTAATGGCGACAAAGCCGACAACAGGTGGGCAAACCTTCGAAGCTGCTCTTCAAAGCAAAACCAAGGCAACCGCAAAAATCAACCTTCCAAGTACGGGCGAGGAGTAAGGAAACGGGGAGAGCGTTTTTACGCGCAACATGTCAAAGGATTTTTTGCCACCGCCAAAGAAGCCTCTGCTGCCTACAAGCAATGGCATATTGAAACGTTTGGCCATTTCTCTATCTACTCTTGCGAGCAGCCGCTTTCATGGCCTTCTCCTGCTCATCCCGCTGCAGATTAAAGAACGCGTGCCACAACCACAATTCCGCTGGAGTCATTGCCTCGCGGAGCTGCACAAGCGTCATGTGCAGCTCCTTTGCGATCACCAGCTCAGCCAGCAGCTGATTGTCTTTGCTTAGCTGCTCCTTTATCGCTTTTCATGTCGAGCGCTTCGTCGCTCTCCTCAGGCTCTGCATCCTGCAGGAGCTGCAGCATCAAGCCCTCAACCACGCTGGCAGGCAGCTCATTGCGAAGTTCTGCCACGTCGCCAGGGCCAAATAGCTTCTGGCCGTTCTCGTCCTGCGCAAGCATGACAAGTAACTGAAGCGCAAAATCAGTCGGGTTATCATTCCCCGCCGTCTTCTGCGCTCTTGCTCGCTGAGCAAGGGTCACAGGCTTGGAGTAAAACTCAAACTCATCACCGTTCGGCAGCGTGATGCTGCGACGGGTAGCCTTCATCGCTACGGCTGCTTTTAGCCGCTCAAGTGCTGTAGCCATGCGTATTCGTGTGACTCTCTAGCACTATAGACAGGCCAGGAGGGCATCAGCCCCCCACACTGCCCGGCGGGAGTCACCACCGCCCAAGCAGGCTACCCATAAAAAAGCCCCCACCCGAAGGCAGGGGCTCGATGGTCCGATCAATCAGACGAACAGCTTGGTGGGCTGCCCAGAAAGACTGAAGTTCAATGATGCAGTGATCACCTCCTCGGGGCTGACGCTGATCGAGAAGCCCATGATGCTGATCGGGGCCTCGATGTAGAGGCTGTTGGCCAGGTCGGGCTGACCACCAGTACCGGCCACAGTGTTGACGTAGAGG